TTAAAATATCTGCCATGTCTTCATGGCCCTGTTGCGTAAAAAGATTAGCAAGCGTCGTCCTGTCGCTTTCTATCGCATCATTGCAAGCCTTAACAATTACATGAAAAAGCCTGTTCTTGAATGCCTCTGCCTGCTCCCTGACTTCAGGGTCAGCTGATTCTGCAACAAAAACAATTTTAGGAACTGCCCGTTCCGCAATTTCTTCCGGCGTAAAGCCTCGATGCTCGGTTGTATAAACCTTGCAAACCCCCGGTTTCACTGTTGCATTTAATTCAAGCATCAGACTCTCTGGTTCCTGACAGCGCCGCTCCTGTAACTGTCCGTTGTGCTATACCCTTCGCCCAGTGCTTTCAGTTTCATCACGGCCTCCTGATATTGTTTTTCGTAAGCCGCTAATAGATCCGGCTCACCTTTCATAAAGGTATAGCCCTCTACCAGACACCCGTAAAACAAAACTGTTTCTGCATTATCGCCCAGCCAACTGGTTCCGTCCCCGGAGGCTGTTATCGAGGTCGGCTTGTAAAAATAATGAAGCTCTACTGAATAACCGCTGTTGGGAGTCGGGCCTAAAATAAACGAATCATCATCAAACAGGGCGTAATACTTGGGCGTTGCCGTGGTAGAGGCAACCGGGTAAGCCTCTCGTATGAAATTAACGTCCTTAAAAAGCAAAAACTCGTACCCGCTATTATCAAGCGCCAGAGAGTACGGAGCCATAAAGTCAGTGGGAGTTGACAGGTAAGCATTACCGCTGGTCATTGTTCCCGTGGTGTTCTTCCTGAAATCGGGCAACTGAACAGATTTTAGTATCCTGTTTTCTGCCTGAACAATAATCGTTGCAAGGCTATTCTCAAACGTCGTTTCGTCGTTTTCCAAATAATCCTTAACCGCATTTTTGAGCGTTGTATATGTCCAAGCCATCAGCCTGTGCTCACCGTTACATTTCCGACTTCCGCCGTAATATCAAGGCCAACAGTTCGGCTGCCCAAAGCTGTGTTTCCTCCTCCTACGGGGTCCCACGCATACATCTTCCTGCTTTCCAGCTGCGCCTTGTCAGGTCTTGCGTTTCGCAATGCCTGTGGATCATCCATGCTGATTCTTCCCAGTCTCAACTGGGGCTGATCCTCGTCAACAACATCCCTGCCCACCATCCATCCTGATGGCCTTCCATTAACAATTTGAGGAACGAGATCGTTTAAACGATACCGAAACCCGGTCCTGTCACAGAATCCGAAAGCATGTTTTCCTCTGGCGTAACTAGCCATCAGTAGCCACCCGGAGATATAAACAGGGACGCTTTCTCTCTGTCAGCATCTGTTGCAAGGGTCCATTGCTCATCATATATCTGCTTTAAAAGCATAGTTCTTTCGGCTGATTCCGGTTTTTTCACGCTGACATGATAAGCAAGCCCAGCAACCATGCAGGGCAAAAATCTGGCTGGAACGTCTGCATTGTTAGAGGCAGCATTCCCGGTATCTTCAACTCTCTGTATATAGTAATAAACCAAGGTATAAGTCTCTGTGTCATCAGGGACAGGCCATAGATTTACAGATATCGCAGAAGGGTCTTTTTCTATCCAATACTGAAGCGGCTTACTCTGTTCCAGCTTATTCGTTAAATGTGCGTATTGGCTGATTGATATACGACTCAGCATCTGGTCAGACTGGTTAGAGGTATCACCTGAATTGGTTCGGATAAATGCCTCTACGATATCCAGCTGATCTCCAGATAAAGAATAACGGCTGGTTCCTGCTGTAATAGCCTGAGTTCCTTCCTGTACGCTCCAGAGATTCAACCCCTTGTTCTGCCATTCAAGGAACATAAGGTCTAGGCTTCGTCTGGCAGTGCGATAGTCATAGCCGGACCGAGCTTCTAGTCCGGCTCGCTCAAACGCCTCTTCAACAACATCGCTGAGATCAAGCGTAAAAGCATATGTTCCGCTGGTCGCCATAATATTCGCTTACGAACAACCAAACCTTCTCTGAACCCTGTCCTGTTCTGTTTCAATAACAGTTCCGACAGTCCTCCCTCCACCAGCGTATTTGATCTTTCCGCCCCCTCGATAGCCCTCACGAAGAGGTATTCCAGAAGACTCTGCATAGGATTTAGCAGCGGCCTCGCCTTCCGGCGTATAATCAAACTTTCTGTTTCCTACTACTGGCATTTTCTTCTCCCGTTTAAACAAGTTTAGGCAGCATTCTCTGCATCTTTTTCAATGGATCTGCAAAGATTACAAAAAATCTCAATAGGCATGTTCATAAAATTATCAATCGGAATTGAGTGAACAAAAGCTACTTTTTGTTCCGTTGGATGCCTGATTATCTGTAGTTCTTTATTTTTTTCATTTATAGAAATTTCAACCTTCGCTCCATTCTCTGGATCGCTCAACCAAAATAAACAGGAAATAATTCGATCTTCAATTTGCTTATTCATTTTGATCATCAATTATCTTGTCTACTTTTGCCCGGTTCTCGATATGCTCTGCGGCAATATCGTCCTTGGACTGTCCGTGATAAGGCACTGCGTGTCCTTCCTGACACATAAGGTCATTGGCGCAATGGCCGTATTTATTGATGATTTTGCCGAGAATACGCCCGAATTTACCCCTGCCACTGCCCTTGGCAGTCTCAAGGGTGATCTGGTAATCCTCCGCTTCAATGAAATCCACTAGGTATTGCTTGGCAAGCAGGCCGTATTTCTTCTCAACCTTGTCTCGGGTACGCGATTCCGGCGTATCAATGCCATAAAGTCGGATACGCTGTTTGGCGAGGATTACCTTAAAACCAAGATCAATGTCGCAATCGACAGTATCTCCATCAATAATCCGAGTGATTTTCGCTTTGTATTGATACATCTCTATTTTTTCTTTTTAGCCACCTTTTTCTTGGAAGACTTTTTAGTGGCAGTTTTCTTGACCGAAGGCTTTGAAGGGCTTAACTCTTTAAGCCTTATCTTCGCTTCTTTTTCGGTCATTGCATCAAAAACAACAACGTCGTATTCACCATCGGCGTTTTTAGCACCAATCTGGTAAACAGGATCGCCCATCGTGTCCGGGTGCATCGAAGTCCCGTTCTGAAAGATTTCTAACTTCGCCATGAATAGCTCCTGCTAGTAATTCTTGGTCATCTTCAGGATCACCGTATAGGCATCCCCCGAACTGTGTCCTACGGTTGTGAGCTTAATATCGCCCGTGACTCCGGTCCCGGCATTATTCTTCAGCCCGGTAAATTCGCTCATATCCAGAGAGTCCGAATAATCAGCAGGAAAGTGAAATGCCAAGACATCAGTATCAGCATCCCAAAGGAGCTTGACGCTCATTCCCAGTGTAGAAAACCAGACCGATTGAATCGCTACGCCAGTGCATGAACTTCCGGTAACGGGATCTGATACCAAGGCAGAGACATCAACCTTTGTCACCGCAGCCTCACCCGTTCCATCGCTGACATTGGTGAAACTCATCACCACATGGCGAGCACCATCCTGAATTGTTTGACTCGTTACGGCATCAGCCATATTTATCTCCTTAAAAGTAGCTGGATGGAGACAAGCCCCACCCAGCTAACAATCAGCCGTTACTCAAACGGTGTCGCTAACGTGCCGTCACCATGCAAGAAAGCCTCGCAATGCCAGACCGCTGCACTGGTTGCTACCAGACGAATCACGCCACCCACAAGCCAGCCCTGTCCTGCCGTACCCAAATCAATGGTGTCGTCATCACTGGCATCAGGAATGAAGGTATTCATGTCCGTTGCCGTGGCTGGATCGAAAATGTGTGCAAAGCCAGAGAACAGGTCACTGGCATTGTCCGTATTGATCTGACCCGCACCCGTGAAGGTGGTGCCGACAATAAAGGTGTAATTGATACCTGCAGCCGCAGTAGGCAGTGTTACAACAATACCTGCTGCCCTGTTAAGGGTATAAACCGTACCTGAATCGGTAGACTCAACGCTCTTGGTCGCAGACGTAATGCTGCTTACGTTGGCATAAGAGGAAACATAGCCCGTTGTGGTGATATTACCGCTGGTATCAATATCCAGATTGGTGGTAATAGCGCCTGTTCCAGCCGTCTTGCTGATTTGTTCAAATCCGCCTTCAGACCGAACCGGGCCGTTAAAAGTTGTATTAGCCATTTCTTTCTCCTGTCGTGGCTAGTGTCAGACACACCATGTGTCTGTCAGGAAAAAGGAGAGCAGCCCTTTAGTCAAATGTAATCAGACTGCTCTCCTGTACTGCTTACGCTCCGGGCGAACCGTACAGAGCAAGTGGATCACTTACCCCGAAAGAGTACCTCTCGCGCGCTTTATAACGCACGTTACCCGTATCGAAGTCACCGTCCATCGACGTTTCCAGCGAAGTACGCTCAAAATGCTTCATGCCATTCGGAACGTCCGTCGTGAGATACCATGAGTCAGTATCGGTCAGATAATGATTCACGGAATACCCATTAGGAATGGTTCCATTAGACTTGATTGCATTCAGATCGTTGTCGGCTGTGCTTGGACGACCGTCTGACTCAAGAATCCTCGTCGCAACAAACATGCTGTTAGGAGGAACGATCAATGTGCGGGGCCTTGCTGCAATCAGTAGACCACGCTCATCTTTCCAGCCAGCAATCGTGACTACGGCTGCCTCAAGCGACGTCTCATTG